CTGTGCAATCGCAGACGCATCGTTAGCAGCCTTCTGCTGTGCGCGGCTGGGCTTGCTGTCGGCGTCGGTGCTAGCATCGGCCTCGGGGTCATCGCCCCAGGAAATGAGGAAGGCGTTAGCAAGCGCGTACTTCAGTGCGCTCGTGTTAGCCTTGAGCACAGCCTTATCGCCAGCGTCCATACCCTCACCAAGCCCCTCGACCTGGATGGCGCGGTTAGCGCCCTCGGCAGAGTCGATGAACTGCAACGTCAGCTTGACGACTGCACGCATCTTCTTTTTGCCCTCGGGACCAAACTCGTTGTAGGAGACAATCTCCGCGTTGCTCTGGATGGCGATGCCACGGCTGAAGCACTCGCTGTTGACCTTCTTGAGCACAGTCTCGGCAGAGGCGTAGGAGTAGCCCTGCCCAGTGTTCTGCTTGTCCTTCTGCACGTAACCGACGACGAGGCCAATCTCAGCGAGCTTGCCAGCAAGATTCTTCTGCGGCTCAGGGAAGATATCCATAACGTCAACCTCCGGGTTATTGATGATAGAGTCGGTCTTCTTGCGTGGGCTCACTGGTTACCTCGTTGTTCGTTGATGGTACGCCAAGCAGCGCGCACCTTCTCTTTGATGAGTTCCTGATAGAAGTCGTCGGCCTCGATAGCGTAGCCGTAAAGTTCGTGTGCGTCAACCTTCGCGACCAGCAATCCGACCTTGCAGCCAGTTACTAGCATCTGCGCCTGCATCTGTCCATAGTATTCTTGTGGACACTCGACAGGCTTGTTCCACTTTGAGCGGTTCTTCGACGAGACGCACTTCACGTCAACGACGCAGCGGGCACCCATACGCTTAGCGTTCAGAAACGTCGTGAAGCTGCTGTGGAACACCTTGGAGATATCCAAGGGAGGCACCTCGGTGTAGAATGGCGTAGGCATGGCGAAGTCTGCCATTGCGTCAGGCGTAGCTGCAAGCCCTGGCACGTCGTCGTTAGCCATCAGCTTGCTGTTAGGCTCAAGGTACACGTCACAAAGCTCAGAGAAGCCTCGCAGGATGACCGACTCGCTAACGCGCCCCCAGTAGGTACGGGTGCTGTCTACGAACGGCTTGCCGATGCCGAGCTTGTCAGCGATGACATCGTTCTCCGTACGCCACGCAGACTCGCCAAGTAGCGCAGGTATGTCGCTCGCCGTGATGTAGTTCTTACGCTGCTCCAGCCACTCAAGACGGTCATCAGACTCAAGGATTCGGCACGTCATAGTTTCATCCACCTTCCAGCGAATAGGGTCCACTTGCCTTTGCTACCTTGAGTCCTGAGCGCCCTGTGACGCAGCGGGTTGTACCTTGGTAGAACTACCCGCTTCTGCTTGTGTAGGACTTTCGGGATGCGTCGCTTCTCAGCTTGTCGGCTTCGAAGTTCCTCGACTTCTAGCACGAAGTCGTCGTGCCTGCAACCGTATCCAAGATTTTCTTGCAGGAACTCTTCTAGGTCGAGCATGGTCACTCTCGTTTCGAGTTGTAGACCTTCCCACCGTAGCAAAACGAGTTATCGCTGTCCAGCAGAATGACGTGCGGCGTGAACTTCACGCAGTCGCGGAGCCGTGAGGCTCCGTAGAACTCTAGCAGCGTGAAGCCTCGCTGCCAGTTAGCGTTCGGGTTGTAGGCGTGGTCGCTCGATAGGTGTGGGTTGGCGATACCGTAGACCGTCTGTCCGAGGATGGTTTGCGCTAGGAAGCCTCCCCGATGGTGATGCCCGACGAGAGTGCTCACCGTAGGCGTCTGTCGCAGCAGCTTGTCAGGCACCGACTTCGCGCTTGAATACTTGCCCGACTGCACGTGCCCATGGCGAATGAGGATGGCTCGCTTTCCGACGAAGAGCCCCGGTACTCCCGGCTTCTCATCCACCCAGCGCACGGACTGGTCCATACCCTGGGCTGTGAACTGCTCATGTAGCGTAAGCCCCTTAGCGCCCCGGAGGGCCACCGCACGGCTTCCTACGATAGCCTTCTTCCAGCGGTCCTCATGGTTGCCTGAGAGGATGTAGACTGGAATCTTCTGCTGCCGTACCGTAGCGTTGATGAAGGTTACAGCCTGCTTGATTTCGGAGATTACTTCGTGAGGCGAATCGTCCTCGGGGTCGTACTTGCTGATGGCTTGCAGGTCTACGATGTCTCCTGCGAGCACCAGCAGCGAAGGCTTGGTGTCCACCAAGAATCGCCAGAAGCTCACCAACGAGTCCCTGCTCTCTGCGCCGAAGTGAACATCGCTGGCGATAATGACTTTGTGTACGCTCACAAGTAGTCTCCCTCGTCTGGAAACACCATGCCGACAATCAGCATGACGCAGAGGATGATGAAGGTTAGGGTACTCATTAGACGTTCGGGAAGGCTAGGGACAACAGGTAGTCCATGCAGTCGTCGTCAACCACAAAGAACGGCTGCTGCTTGTCGTCCCTGATGTAGACCAACACAGGTCGGCCGTCTGTGGCTTCCTGCGCCTGCTCTAGCGCTCCCCTGACGTTCGGCTTGGCTCCGAGTTTGGCTTCAACCCAGAAGGGAGTATTCTCGACATCAGCAGCATCACTGCCGCTACGACTTTGGTTAGCACCGCGACACGCATCCGGGAACCAGCGTTTGAGGAAATCTCTCGCTTCATACTCTCCCCGCTTGCCTTTGTCTCTGCTCATCTTGCCGCCCATGATACCTCCTAGAAGTCGTCGTTGCCTGCATGGTACTCACGGAGCCCGTAGCCATCGCGGATCATCTTGAAGCGACAGTCCTCACCGCCGACTGTGCTCTTATCGATGAGTCCGTGCACGACACTCTCCTCACGGTGCAGCATGACAATGAGACGCGCCTCGTTCTCAAGGTCACCCGATTCCTTCAGATGCCAGCGGCGAGGGGCTTGCGTCATATCCACACGGCGAGCAACCTGCGAGATAAACACGACGGCCATGTCAAGCTCAGCAGCTCGGGCCTGGATTACGGTGAAGTTGCTGGCAACCTCGTTACGTCGGTCCTGACCTCCACCGCGCATCTTCTGAAGGTAGTCGATGTAGACCAGCCGACAGCCCTTGGCGTGAAGCTCATCGAGCGCGTCAAGCACTGCGTGAACCTTGCCGCCGATGCAATAGACGACGTGTACAGGAAGCCCACCAAGGGTCTCCATGGCGTCGTAGATGCGATTCTTCTCAGTCAGCGTCAGGTCTTTGCGACGAATCTTGAGGCTGTCCACGCCTGACACGAGCGAGATGGCACGGGTGCCTAGAACGTCGTGGCTGTCTTCTAGCGACACGATGCCCACAGGCGACGCAGCGCTCGCAGCGGTCATCGCAGCACCGAGCATGGTGCTCGACTTGCCGACGCCCGTGTCAGCGCCGATGATGCCAGCAACGCCGGGGAAGATACCGCCGATGATGCGGTCAACACCGGGGATGCCAGTCTTGATAAGGTCAGGCTCCCCGTCAGTGAACGTGCGGAGAACCTTGACCGCTTCCTGAGCCGACGAGCCGAGATTGTAGACGCTCACTTGAACCACCTGATGAAAGCCTCGACAGCACGCACAGACGCACGGTTCACATTGTCACGCCAGAGGCAGGCAAGCCCCCAAGACGCCTTGTCCTCGTGTAGAATCTCGTCCAGAGCGAGAGAGAAGAACGCTGTTGCATCCTGCATCTCAGTAACACGGTTGACCAGAACCTCACGATAGCCTGCGTCAGCGTCGGTTGAGTATTTCATATGCTCCTGTCAGCGGAATAGGTTGGGCCATCTCTCGCGGCAGACTGCCTGCCACTTCCCAGCCAGCCGTTGGAACTCGGCGTCAGCAGCCTCGTCTGTACGCTCCTTGAACAACTTAGTCAAGGCGGCTGGGTTGGAAGTCCACACGAACGAAGTAGCAGCTTGCATCGGTAGGTAGCCAGCAGCCGCTTCGTAGATGCGTTTGCGACTCTTACCACTAGGATCGATGCCGTGCAAGTGCTTGTAGTGAGAAATCTCAGTCGTCAGGAAGTCCTGGTACTCAAGGTAGGCCCGCGTCATGGACACAAAGAAGTTCTCTCGCGTCTCTTTGCTATTCAGGTACGGATGCACGACGAAGAATCCGGGATGCTCCGTGTAGCGCGTAGACTCCTGCGAGGGGCTACCTTCCTCGTTGCGGTCTGAGCCTACGTAGTGCCGGATAAGCTCGTGGGAGAGCCTGCGCGAGACGCCAGCGATGAAGAAGCTCATCTTAGCGTGGTAGGCGACGCTCCCGTGCGGCAACGTACCAGCCTGCGGGAACAGCATCCGGTCGATGTACTCCGCGTTGCTCTTGCGGCCTGCCTTGGCTCCGTAGGAGTGGTAGCAGCTTCGTCCTGCAAGTTCCACCAGCAGTTCGTTACCCGTCAGGCTACGCTCGTTCTCCGTGCCGTAGTGCGGGAAGAGGGCCATAGCCCGCTTGTCCTTATCGAACAGCGTCTTCTCTGGCAGGCACTCAGGACGGTAGTCAGCCACCCAATCCATCATGCTGTTTAGTCCCTCCGGGATGAGGGTCATTTCAGCGATGGGCAGGACAGTCGGCTCGGTGATTAGCGTGATGTTGTGACTCACTGTTTGCTCCTAGCGAAATAGGTCATACGACGAAGTTCTTTATTCTCTATCCCGACGACGTAGAGCTTTCCACGGCAAGAAACGAATTGCAGCACGCCTGCTGGAACACCATCCCTCACGACGTGCCACTCTTCACACTTGTCGCAGATTACTTTGTCACCAGCCTCCACTCGCTCGGAGGTACGCAGTTCGTCTGCGCCGACCATGCAGACGTTGACGTAGTAACCGTCGTCCTCATCGCTCATCGTCTTGCGCCTTGTAGTTGAGGACAGAGGCCATCTCCTCGATCACTGCGTAGAGTTTGCTATTGTCGCCACGCAGATAGGCAAGCATCGCGTCAGGGTCACGCCAAACATCGATAACCTTGCGCGCAACTGTGCGAGCCTCCAGAAGCCTAGCCGTAGAAGTCTCAGCAGCAGCCTTGTAGACGGCAATCTTCTCGTCCGGGTCGTCTAGTAGGTTGAAGGTCAGAAGGTGCTCGGCATCGTCTCGCTCACGCTGAATCTTGCGGCTAGCTGCCTTGAACGCCCGCAGTACGCTGTGCATACGGTCGAGGTCCATCTTTAGCGAGTCACGCTGCCGCTCGCGAGTACCGCTTTCCAGCACGATGTGGTGGTAACAGTTACGGCACACCCAATCGCTCTCAGCCTCACAGGCGTTGCACTTTGTGGTAGTCACTGAATGGTCTCCTTCTTGGCCTCTTCGACCAGTAGGCGAGCGTCTAGCATACGCTGGATGGGAAGCAAGTACTCAAGGCCGAGACCTTCGCGCGCGACGTGATGCTTAGCGAAGTCCTCAGATGACTCAAATCCCTGAGCCTTGCGGAGCGCGTCGATTGCATCATCCTTGGACTCAGCGTCGAAGATACCGAAGTAGTCGTTGCTGAGCTTGTCGAAGATGCGGTACTTCATCGCGACACCAGCTTTGCGTTACGAAGCATACGGATGAGCTTACGCATCTCGTCAGCTTCACCCTCTGCGCGCCAGGATTCTGCCGCACGAGCCGCCTGCATTGCAATCCGGTAGTAGCTCTCAGCAAGGCTAGCAGCAATCTGCACGTCGCTGCTTTCCTCACGGGAGAGGCGGCTCTCGGAAAGGGCAATCTTGGCGATTCGGTCGGCGTTTGTGATGGAGTTGTTCATGGGGTACATGGTAGCGGATTCCTTTCGACGTGCAAGAAAAATCGTACATGCCCAGCGATTTCGAGCACTTACAACTTTCTTTGCTGGTCGGCTTGCGCGAAGCTCGAAAGTATGGTACACTAGAAATCTGTCCAGTGCTAAGGCGATACGTCGTAGTGATGCGCCACTAAATATTGTTGTGTAGACGTATCGATTGCATTGCATATGTCGTGGACTGTTGCTATAACTCTGTCTGCGATATACGTCGCAACCAACAAGTGAGCGTATAATGACTGAAGATACCGTGCTAGTTCCAGAAGACCTGCTCGTTACCCTGGTCGGCTACGAAGACGTTGTGAAAGAAGCAGTGTTCAGCTTCCAGCTTCTTCTAGCAGCAACGCGCGAAGCGCAGACTGAGCTTCCTGACTCCAACGGCTTCAAGGCGTTGAACAACGCCCTAGCCTCACTTGGTCGGCAGCTTGGTAACATCAGCGTCGAAGCAGCAAAGACCGTGAAGGCCATCTACGACATTCAGAATAACTGTACAATCGCGGAGCTTCCCCTTGGAGAGAACTGAACAAACGGCACTCTGGCCGTACATCGGCCAGCTACGCAAAGCCCTGCTTCTGGATGTAAAGACCTTGAAGCCCAAAGCTCTCAGGCAGTACCTCACAGAAGCCATCCAAGCACTAGACACCATCGAAACGCGCATCAAGCAGCAAGCCGAAAGGAACGAGGCCGACAAGTGATTACTATCATCGACGGGCAGGGCAAGGGACTTTGGTTTGACCTCAAGAGCCAGAACACTCGGCTCCGAAAGGAGCCGCCTACCGCTATCGTGCTTCACCATACGGCTGGCGAGGGACAGGCTCCTCAGGTCTACCGCACGCTAAAGAACCGTGGCCTAGGCATCCACTTCGTGATCGATAGTGATGGTAAGGTCACGCAGATGGCCGACTGGAAGAAAGTCGTAGTGAGCCACGCAGGCTCCATCAACGGCCGCAGCATCGGGATTGAGATTGTCAACCGAGGCGTGCCGCCTGCAATCCTGGGGCATCAGCGTGAGGTCTATACCCACAACTTCCGAGGCAAGAACCGGGAGTTCTTGAAGTTCCACCCTGCTCAAGTCGAGGCTACTTGGGAGCTACTGCGACACCTGAACTTCCTGTCGCAGATTCCTATCGTGTTCCCCGAAGGGGAGAACGTGCTCGATAAGGCTACGCAGGCTACCTACAACGGCGTGCTAGGGCATCACCACTTGGTGCTTACCAAGATTGACCCTAGCCCTCACGTTTGGGGAGCCTTGCGCGCTTACGCCGAGCAGCGCTGAACCCCTCGTCCATAGCAGCCTTGTTCGCTGCAAAGACGGCTTCCACGGGCCTGTTATTCCGAACTGCCTCCAGCAGCTCTGGGATGACAGGCTCTAGCCATTTCAGCAGGCTAAGCACGTCAGCGAGCGTCATGGGGTCCACCGTCTTTCTCGGCCTCCTCCCAGCGCTCCAGAGTCTCCAACTGCCCGTGGCAGGTAAGCTCGAAACCATCAAGCTCCGCGTCAGAGACGCTAGGATGGTCCGCTGCGTACGTAGCAGCGGTGATACAACCCGTGCTGATAGACGTGTGAGCAGCCATCAAAGGAACCTCGCCGCAGGCAGCGACGAACAGGCTCAGAACGAGAAGCCTCATTCCTGCCCCTCAGAGGCCCCTAGAGCCTTCGCGATGGGGGAGATGGCTAGATAGTTCAGAACGCCTACGAAAGCGGTTACAGCACCCTTCCAGGCGTCAGGAACCAAAGGGTCCAGAACTGCCGCCACGCCAGCGGTCGTAGCAGCGAAAGCAACCAGCAGGGAGACGAGCTTGGTATGTTTCATGATCTCAGCTTTCGTTCCAGAAGGTTAGGTACTGCTCACAGGTTTCCTCTAGGGCTTGGAGGACGCTCGCGCTGAAGGTGCCACGAACGACCACAAGGCCGGTGCTGTCGGCGTAGGCTACTTCCCCACCATCGAGCATGACTTCAAGAGCCCGCTCGTCGTTGCTAGCGAAGTAGGTCACGAATCCGATAGAATCGTCGGGTAACTGGATGGTCTGCGGTAGCATGGAACCTCAGATTGCAGCCTTCACTGCTTCACCGATGGCGATGTTGGAGGCAGTACCGGGGTGTACCTTCGCCGCTTCCACGTAATCCGGTAGCGGGTCGATGTTGACCATGATGCGCTTAGGTGCGCTAGCCTTCTGCCAAGCCTCCTGCTGAGTGCGAACAGCCTCCCAGCCGGGGTAGGAAGTATCCGTGGGAACTAGGGTCGGCTCTTTGCGGAACACGAAGGGTACGTTAGTCAAACAGGGTTCTGCTCGCAGGGCCGTTTCGATGGCGCTCCAGTTTGTATCCCACGTAGGAGCCGCAGACACAGCGTCGTTGATACCCTGGTCGATGTAGACGCCAACCCAGTCAATGGTCTTTCCATAGACCGCAGCAATATCGTTGACGCGTCTCACTCGCGCCAATGTAGCGCCAAGTAGCGTTCCAGTATTCGTAGTCGAACTGTTCCAGTTCGCGCTAGTCGTAGACCCCTTGCCGCAGTTGATATGCAACCAAACGTTTCCATTATTGGCTGTCTGAAGATACCAAGCCGCAAGACCACCCGGACCGACTCCAGGCGTACCCGAGTCAGCATTTAGGAATGAGTCTACGGCATAGGTATACACAGGCTGCTCGATTGCTGGCAACGCAAGCGTCGTATCCTCGCCAGTCCACGCATAGATAGCTCCCGCTGACGGGGGATACCCACTGGGTAAGCCGACAACCGAGGAGCGACCTCGCGCGCAGCTTTCACCGACGATGAGCAGCACCTTGATGTTACGTGCATCTGAGAACGCACCACTTGCTGTGAGGGGTACGGTGGCCACTCGATAACGGTTGTCGTTTCCGATCGTTGCACTAGCAGCAACGCCGTTCGTTCGTGTCTGGATGTTATACGCAGTCGCACGGTTGATAACCCGAGCAATCTGCCGAGTAGTTCCTGGAGTCGATGAAACTCCACCATACCAAGACCAAACAGCAGAACCGATAGCAGGCGCTCCGGTGTTCAAGTTGAGACCATCACGGAACAGTGACCGATGAGTAACCGTACGCGACGTAGTGATACCGTACCGAGACTTGCAGTAGTTGGTGATTCTCTCAGGAGAGAAGGTAGATGGCAGGACACCAATCTCAGCCATCTTCCCCTCAAACTGCCGCGTTGTCGAGTAAGCCGAGTACCCTCCGATGGAGGGAGCAACGCTAGCAGCGGTGTTCGCTGGTGCGCCGTTGTATTCGCCAGTAACCAACAACGTACCATCAAGCCAAAGCTCAAAGCCGTTTACGTTCTTTCGGTACACTAGGACATGTGGCGTGTCTCGTACAACCTCGGAGTCCGCTCCGAGAATCGTCACGCATCGAGCAGTGCCGCCGTTGCCGACAAACACCTCGCCGGTCTGCGTCGTCGCGTTGTAGAGCAACGAAAGGCCTCGATTGTTTGCAACGAGGTCTCCGATGCTATTCCAGAGATACTTCGTCTCACCAGTCACCGTGCTTGGACGAAAGACCATGTATAGCGTCGCGTCGGTCGTATCGTGCAGGAACGTCCAGGTTGACGCTGCACCACCGACATTCATGAAGTCATCTGTCGTGAACGTCAAAGACGGCTGGTTGTTGAACGCCGCGTCGCTAGCCGTATAGACAGGCTGGTTGCCTGCGGTAGCCTGAGTCGCGTGCCGTGCGCCAGCCGTCAAGTCGGTCCACTGCGACACGCTCATCGTCTCGCGGTAGAGCGCGCTCATCGTCGTGAAGTCTGCGCGCGGGTTGAAGGTCAACGCCTGCTCAAGCAGACCAGCTTCAAGGTACTGCATCTCAGCCGTCGTCAGCCTGCGGTCATAGACCAACACGCGCCCGAGACTGCCGCCCCAGTAAAGCGAGCCACCTGTACGCGCGCCGAGGCTGATGGTAGCCGCTGAGAAGGTACCCGTGTTCTCCGCGCTCACACCTGCCGTCACAGTCGGAGCAGCACCGTCAAGGCGCATGGTCGAAGTCTCAGCAGCAGCCGCCGATGAGAAATCCATGACCGCAGAGACAACACTAGGAACCGCAAAGTCTGTGGTGATGTAGCTTGAACTAGTACCGACGTTGCCAACGCAAGTGGAGTAGATTTGTGAACCAGTAGTCTGCGAGCTAAGAGAAGCGCTACCTGCGGCGACGCCGTTGTTGATTTCGCAGAGCACGCCAGTGGTCGCTGACGTATGCGTGTCAGAGCCAAGCACGACCATGGTAACAGCGCTCTTGCCAGCAAGCTGCGCCACAGAACCAGACGTGAGGATGTTGCTCGTCCCGTTGAAGGTAACGCTACCGGTACCGTTCAGAACGGCGTTACGAGTAGCCGTGCCGCTGAAGGTATAGCCGCTGCGCTTATCTACCCAGCTAGTGATGCTACCAGACGCCAAGTCGCGCGCGTCTAGGTCGATGATAAGGCCGGTGAGCTTGTTGGGATTGAAGCCCTGAGAGACAGGAGCCACAATACGCCGACTACCGCGTGCACCACGCCTCATGCCATCCCCTTATGCATAGCCTTGAACTCCTGCTGTAGTGCAGTAAGCTGCTCAATGCACTTGTGCTCTCGGCTGACCGCACCCTCGACCAGTGCCCGCAGTTCTGCGACTTCGGCATTACGAAGCGCTAGCGCATCAAGAATAGCCTTCTCCTGTTGATTCTGGATGTCCTGTTGTGCTACCTGTGCAGCAGCCAACATCTGGGCAACCTTTGACTTCTCTTTGTAGACCTGGATGACTGCTACAAGGGCAGCAATCAAGCCGGGAGCGTTAGCCCCGAAAGCGCTCAGGTCGTTGGCGGTAGCAGTGCATCCAGCGAATACGCTAGTGACTGTGGTAAGCCAGAACCAGCGAGGCAGGTCTGCTAGCGCAAAGAGAGCCTTCTTCACGGCTCAACTCGCAAGTACGCGCAGGGTGCCAGCAGCAGTCGCCTGCGTAACCAGCCACATCTTACCGCTCTTTGAGGTCGGCACCACTCGGCTCTTATCGATGCCGATGTAGACTCGCTCGCCACAAGCTGCCGTATTTAGCGCTGTGGCAGTAATCACCGGGGCCGTAGTGGGCGTGGCAATCTGGTCGGCAAAGTAGACATCCACGTCAGCGCCGAAGGCCTGTAGCGTAACCCACGAGCCGACTAGCGCCGTCACGTCGAGCGCGACAACCGACGCAGCGGTCGTGATAATGCCACCGGATTGGTTGCCGGGAACAGCAGCGGAATATTCGACGGTCGTGAGAGTCTTCATTGTAGATCCTGTAGGGATGCGCCTTCTGTAGAGGTGCTAGTGATGAGACTTGTAACCGCTCGTGCTGGGGTACGAGCCATTCCCTGAGCCTGCGCCTGCGCGGAAGTCTGCGCGTAGCTCGACTGTAGACGGGCCAGATTCGGCTGCCGAAGGGCCTGCTCGATGGGAGTACCGAGCAGCATGGAGGCCTGCACGCGGCTTGCGTAGGACATACGGACACCGTTGGTGAGCCTGTCAGCGTACTCCGCAAGCACCCGAGCATTCATCTCGCTAGCAAGCTGCGGGTAGACCGCCCTCAGAGCCTGCACCTTCGTCGTGCTGACGAAGCCGTTGGCGAAGTCGTCGTAGACGCTCAGCGGGTCTTGGATGGTCTCTACCGTACGCAGGATGTTGTGCTTGACCATGCTGGAGACTCGCTGCGACGGGGGAGCGGGATTCAGCGGGTCAAACAGGGAGGGAGGCATCTGCTGCCGCAGGTATTCAAGAGCGACCGTCATCTTGGCAATCGTCTCAGCGCCGTTGTTCGACGTGGGATTGACGCCGAGAGTCTCAGCCGTAGCAGCAAGAGCATCGGGATTACCGGAGTCCTCGGCCATGTTCTGCACAAGAGCGTCGAACTCTTCGTCGCGAGTCTCTTCGTCAAAGAGCGCTGGGGTAGAGACGATGACCTTTCGAGCAACCTGCTTGCTAAGGCTCAGGGTGTTGCTCGGCAGGGACAGTCGGTTGCCGATTGCCGTGACCAAGCGGGTCTTGGTTCGCTCGTAGGCTTCCCGCATACCCCGCAGGGCATAAGACGCAGCCACGCGCTTATCAGGACGCATAGCGAGCACGGTAGCCATAGCCGCAGCAGGCACCATCTGTCCGGTAGCCAGGAAGCCACCGAACAAAGCGGTCATGATGCTCGGAGCGACGCCTCGGAGCGTACCACCTTGGTTGCCCTGCAACTGCAAGAGCTTGTAGTCAGCCTTGGCTCGACCAACGTCAAACACGTTGCTACGCATACGCGAAGCAGTCTCGCCAACCAGGGTAGGTACATCGACGTTTGCTGTAACACCGGGGATGTTTGCAGCATCCTCGACAGACCGCAGATAGTCGCGGATGATGGTTCGCTCAGCGATGTTGGCGTTGTCGCTATCGCGAAGGCTGAGACGGGCCAGTTTGCCGGGGTCTAGGTTGCGTTCAACACGGTCAAGCTCGCTGATACCCTCACGACCAAGCGTGCGAAGCATCAGGTTGCGGTTGCTCTGGATAGCGCGAACACGCGGCAGGTTATCCACAGCAGCCCGGGACCGTGCGCCGAAGATAAGCTCGTCTCCGAGGAAGTTGTCGTAGCTCAGAAGCGCGCTGTCAGCGAGGTCAGCAAGCTCCTTCTCAGCACCGAACTTCACGCCGCGAGAGAGGTTGGACAGGTCAGTCTGGATGTTGACCAGACCCTCTCCGTAGCCCGCCATACGGCTCTGAATCCCAAGAGCAGCTTCACGGAGGCTAGCAGCCTCCTCTGGAGCGACGAACTGCCGCCAGTCAAGGTTTGTGACGGGTGGGTGCTCAAAGCGGATCGGCAGGTCTGGGCGATCCACAGACAGGTTCCAAAGCTCGCGAATGGCCGAATCGGCCCCTGCAAAAGCTTCTCGATCGACTTGACCGTTTCGAAGCCGTAGAATGCGACGTGGCCCGCTCTGCCTCAGGAAGTCGATGAAAGCATCGGCCTCCTCAGCGAGCAGTCTCTCCTGAGCAGCAGTAAGTTCGATCTCAGGCAAGAACCTTCGGATTTGCCCTGCGAAGTCTACGGTAGCGGATGCCTCTGCACGGGCAGTAGCCGCCTGAGTAACCTCGTCGCTGCGAGTCCTAAACCGTGCGACAGCATCGTCTAGGTCAGACGTGAAGCCGTCTAGCCTGCGGCCGATGGAGCGTAGTGAGTTGACAATAGGACTGTCTCGCCCGACCATCACGTTCTGCCCCGAGAAGCTGCTACCGTCAGCGAAGCGTCGAGCGTAGTCACGAAGCCGCTCGGCAGCGACGAGTGTATCGTCAACCTCCTGACCGAAGACTACTCCAGCCTCAACAGCAGCGGCGCGGTTGGCGTTTACCTCTGCGAGAGAGCCAGCGACTTCCCGCCGAGTGCGGTCGGTGATCTCAAGCTCAATGCGGCGAGCGATATCGTCAACAGCGGTGATATCCGCAGCAGAGGCAGCGGCAGACGCCTCGTGAATCGCGTCAGGGACGTTGGCAAGGTCTTGCTTGACGGGATTGAAGAAGCTGCGATTGAGGGCCGGATCGACTTGGCTGATTGTCTGATTGAGAGAGACAATCATTTCCTGGGGCTTCGTCGTCGAAGCAGGGTCTAGGCTTGCTGAGATATCCCCGGTCAGGCGCTCGATGTTGTCGCGGTTTGAGAGGATGGGGGCGACGACGGGTGCTCGTCCTCCAGCGACACGGGAGCGGAGAATCTGGGGCGTAGCAGCGAGGAGGTTCAGACCTCCACCAGCCACAGCACCGAGCCCTCCGAGCAGCATGATTTCCTCGCCGCTGAACTCAGGGAGCCTGTCACGGATGATGCCTTCACCGACAGCGCGAGCAGCACCCGTAGCAAGGGCCTCAGTAGCCCCCACAGCCGCCCCAGCAGCCACACGGCCGCCGACCTGTGCCGCAGTCTGTCCGAGGCCCGCACGGGCCAACCCAGCAGCAGCACGGCCAGCTAGAGCACCCTCGGCAGCGATAGCCACTGGAGCCGTAGCGACAGCAGACCCGACGAGGCCCACAGCAGCGCCCACCGTAGACGCAAGCGGGCTAGTCTGCTCGTTTGCTTCGATCGGCGTAGGACGACGGTAGGTGCTTGTAGCAAGCAGCAGTGCATCGTCGTAATCGTAGCCTGCGGCTAGAGCGGCCTCTAGCGCGCCTTGGTTCGGCTGGCTAGACGTAGCACGCGCTAGGCGACGGTCCTCTGCTGCGCGGGCAGATTCGTTCGGTAGCCCCAGTGCAGCGTTGTTGATTGTAGAGACAGCGCCAGCGATGAGGCTTTCGCCTACAGCGCCGTACTGCTCTCGCAGGGCTTGTGAGTTCTCCTCAGTGGCGAGTTGGGCGAATCGCTCTTGATTGCCGCGAACGAAGTCGAGAGCGAATCCAGGGCGACTGAACAGCCTCGGTAGGTCAGCAGCGCGGTAGCGCTCAATGGTCCCGTTCGGCGTACGGACTGGGACAACTTGGTCGGGAGCGAGAACAGCACGACCGTTCAGCAGTTCTTCGGCTGCTGTCTCGTCGTCTAGAAGGATGGGGGAGTTGTCTTGTGGATTGTATGCGCGGACGCTCATTTATCCCCGGTGTATCAGCGACGAGGCGTTTGGGTGCGGTTCACTTCGTTACCAACCGGAGAAGGCGGCAGAGCTTGCTCAAACCGCTGGCGATAAATCTGAGCGACCTCGGGGCCGTGCATGGCGTCGATGTTTGCCTGCGCTCGGTTCAGGACTTCATCAAAGCGGCGCAGACGGTCATCAAAGTCTCCCTCCGTAGTACCGATAAGCAGGTTCTCGGCAGCAGCAACCTCGGCAGGGGTACGATGAGCCCCGGTGGTAGCCGAAAGGTACTGAGTAACGAGGTTCTGCAATTCAGCCTGAGTAGCGCGACCCTCAGAGAAGAAGGACGGCCCTCGCCCACCAATGACGCCGATTCCAGGTCGATCTGGGACAAGTGGGTCTGCTTCGGCGCGACGTAGGGCTTCTTCGAGGCGGCTACGAGAAACTATTGCCTCATTCAGCGCGCCCATGCGCTGAGCGTAATCCTGTACCTGACGGGTAACGTGCTCTGGGGGTGCTGCGCTTTGACGCTGAGCCATCTCGCCAACAGTCTCGGCCCCTTGGATGACGCCACCGACCGCAGCCTGACCCGCACGAGCGCGAGCTTCACCAAGGTCCGTATAAGCACGAACGACAGGAACTCGCACACCGCCAGAAACCCCTCCGCTACGCTGTGTGCGGGTAATGGTCGTCACGTTCTGAGCCTGCTGTGCCGCGATAGCGGCCTGCGCCTGAGCGCGGTCTAGTTCAGCAAGTACAAGTTGCAACGCTGGTCCCTGACCAGCTTCGGCCATGCGAGCCTGCTGAGCCTGTAGACGCTGAGCGACGGATCGAAGCAGTGTTGCGCGAGCGGACTCGCGGGCTGCGTTCTGGTCTCCGAAGACCGTACGATACATCCCGACGAGGTTCTGCTGGTTCTGAGCAGCAGTGCGGGTGCTCTCTAGGCGGCTCTCCTGAGAGGCGATATCCCGGTCGATAGTCCGATTGATGTTCTGAAGGAATGCGTCAGCGCCCTGCTGTCCCTGAGCAAGCCCAGCGAACAAGAACCCGATAGCAGCGGCGAAGCGACCAGCGCTAAAAGAGTCACCAAGCACTCGGTTGGGGTCAATCTGACCTGAGAGAACCTGCTGGTTGATGGCGTCGGCACGCTGGGTCTGCCAGCGCATCTCACGAGCTTGGTCCTCTGCTTCCTGCTGCTGTTGCTGGGCTTGGAGCTTAGAGAGGACGTTGGCTTCCTCAAAGATTCGCTTCTGGTCGCCAAGACCGGCCTCGGACTCTAGGAACTGTCGGATGATACCCTTGCGGTAATCTCCACCAGCCTCCTGAGCAGCCATAGCCGTTTCAGGGTCTACCTGACCGGGGATCGTAATGGTCTGCGTAGAACGCGTAGGAATGCCCGTATACACGCCCCTACGCTGAAGCTCAGCCTCGGCCTGCTGGAAGTTACGCTCGGCAGCAGGAAGCGACGGGTTGGCGAACGTCTCGGCGCTGATGGGAGCCATCATCGACCCAGCAGGCTGCATACCCTGTGCAGGGGCAGGTTGCTGTCCAAGGTTGACCATACCCGTTGCAGCGGGCGCTAGAGGGGCTACAGGGCGTCCAGCAGGCTGCTGCGGAACGACAGGTCGAGCAGCTTGTTGCGGAGGGTACGCGTTGGCGTAGGGGTCAACGGTGGGTGCCGCAGGCTGCTCAGCCGGGGCGGCAAGCATATACGGAACCTGGTCCCTGGGGGGTTCAGAGCTTTCAATCTGCGCGGGCGAGTAACCCGGAATTTCGTTCTCCGGGACACGAGCTGCTGCACTGAAGCCTGCCATAGCAGCTTCTCGTGCCCTTTGAAGACGGGCTTGCGCTTCGACGCTAGATTCAAGCTCTGGGTCCATTCACTCCTCGTCAGGTCGCATGGGCGAGGTTCGCCCGAACATAGGCGGAAGACGACGCCGCGCTCCAGGAGGATTCACGCTCATCGGCCCATCAGGATAGGTGCGAGCGGGAGGCATACGGCTGCTAGACTGCTCCAGCGGGATGGGGCCACGGGTCATGTTCGGCGGTGCCGGTGCCCACTCCGAATACGGGTCTTCGTATGCGCTCGCAAGACCAGAATCCTGGAGCGAGTTACGGTAGCGCTGCTTGGCATGGAGCGCGCGAATAAATCGCAGTTGACGCTGCGTCTCTGCGTCGTCCATCTGCTGCGCGCGGGCCATACGCTCACGGCGAGACTGCTGGCGGCGGTCAGCCTGCATATTGCGGGTGAGTCGCGAAGCCGTCTGAGAAGAAGGCTCCTCGCCCGGAAGGACATTGAGCCCAGCCAGTGGATCGCGACTTTCGTCATCGATGTTCATGAGCGGATCGGGGCCAAGACCGAAACCAGCGAGTGCTTCGGTTACAGCCCGGCGAATCTGCGCGTCAAGACCGCTCATGTCTGGAGGAGTGGGAGTCCGCTCTCCAGAGGCAAGCGTCTCGTTGGCTTTGCGTTCAGCGGCGGACAGGGCGGCGGGAGGCGGCATTTCGGGTCATCCTTTGGACGAAGTTGGGGTCTAGACCTTGAAGAAGGTACTCATTGGTGAGTGCTTGGTCGGCGGTCATCAGACCGCTGAAGGGATCGTTGGGGTCGATGCCCACTTGTGGTGTCGTAGGCGCAGCAGGCTGAGCGGGCATCATGTATTGCTGCAAGTCTGCACGTGGCTGCACAGGCGCAGGAGGGGCGTTACCCACAAGCTGCTGCCGAGCATCCTGAGCGCTCATTCCGGGGAGGCTATCCATGGAGAACGCGCTACGAGTTGGCTGCGGTGCTGCCTGCTGCGTGGGTTGCGGTTGGCGGTTACTGGAGTTTACGAGGCTCGTGGCAGCCTGCGCGACGGGAGCAGCCGGGCTTCCGGGAAGAAGGCTGGCTCCAATGGCACCGTAACCGATGAGGTTATTGATTCCCTGAAGTCGCTGCTGCTCAAGGCGTTGCTGCTCGGCGCGGGCGGCGTTCACGTCCTCAGTTCGCTGGCGAGCCATCTGCTGCCCGGCCTGCATGGTAACGTCACGACCAACGTCCATCGCCTGCCGACGAGCTAGGGCTTGGTTTCCACGACTTTGATACGCCTGCGTAAAGGCTTCACGTCGGGCCAAGTCGGCGTTCTGTCGAATGTCCTGCATGGCAGGAGACGAGCGTCGCCCAGTGGCGTAGTCACCAACCTCCCGCTCGTACGCGGATTCTCGCTGGCTTGGAAATAGTCCTAGGATGGGCATTATCGCTTAGTCGCTTTCGGTAGATGCCGGAACTGGGTGTTCGTAATGGTGCCTACGACAAGGCAGATTCCCTCTAGCGAGATGGGTTCGTAGAACTCCACGAAGTCTCCCTGAGAGAAGTAGTTGGGACAGATAATCTCAAACTTGATACTTTCGGCCTTCTGACGACCGATTCGTGTTTCGACCTGACTACGGGATAGCGCAGGCTTCCTGTCACCGGAGGGGAATGTAGCGGTCTCTACGTAGTCTCCACCCTCAACGTCACCGTCTTCGTAGTTGAAGTAGATGTTGATGGTGAGCGGGCCGTAGGAAGTCGGGTAGGTGTTCTGCTGCCCATGAAGAAGAAGTAGTCGCTTGAATCGGAAGAACCCCTGCATCTTGTCAGGCTTTATCCAGCACGTCCTGATACGCATCGTATTGACGCCTTGCGGATCAGACGCAGCGCTGGAGGTTGACTCAGCAATAGCAAAGGTGCTAGCGTCATACACTCGCGTGTAGTTGCTGTCCCAGATAACAGCATCGTAAGCGGTCTTGTCGAGGTACGTCCATGCCTTCAATGCGTAATGGTATACAAGGATTCCCCCGTAAGTAAGAGCAAAGCGCACTTGCTGCTCTTTCGGTACAGAGGTAGCCTTGTTGATTTCAAGTTGTGCCCGGTCCTGCACTCCCTGAGATACTAGTGTTGTGGACAGACCTCGGTCTAGCAGATAGATTCCACGCTCTCCTTGGAAGAAGGCACCGTAATCACACTTAGCAGTGCTATTCTTGTCTACGCAACCAGTATCACTCTGGATTACTTGCGGAACAAAGTCTCCTTGTAAGCCTAGGGCGTTTGGTCCGTCCCCGACGATAGCGTAAAGCCCTCGCTCACACAATACGATAGGTTTATCGTCAATCGTAAGCACAACGACGCCTTCGCCAGCATCGGCAGGAATGTCTACAGTCAACGCGCTGTTGAATTCTGGGGCGATAAGACTTTCAACAGGCTTTGAGTAGTACAGTTGTCGTCGGTTGTCTGACGAAATAAGCCACAAACGGTCTCGGGTGCTCGTAATAGACGCAGGAGACGGGCTGGCTTCTGCCTGTAGAACACCACCGTCAGTGTATAGATACCCAGAAGCAAGAGTTCTATCAGCACCGTCACTTAGGCGCATGGTGACGAACGTGGCTACGGTGTTCTCCCAAGTACGAACCCACCGCGAGTACAAGGTAGACCGACTGGCACCACCCGTTCCTGGCAGCATAGCGACGACAAGACGCAAGCCTCGGTATGTAGATGCGTCGTTTGCCGTGAGAGGTGGGGCTACCGCGAAGTACCCAGGCAGGGCAATCGTGTAGTGGTCTGCTGTTCCTTCAGATAGTGGCCCAGTAAGTCTGATGTAGAATGACGTAACTGCGCTACGGTGTAGGTATCCGTTGCCGTCGATCCATTCCCAGTGGAACGAGTAGGTATCAGTGTATTCAAACGCGCAGCCGGG